TGCTATTTAGCATCAAACCCTGGTGAACGTTGCAGAAAAGATGTCTTTGAAGAAATCTTATCGTCATATAAAGAAATAATAGGAGTTAAAGATGAATAGAGAGATAAAATTTAGAGGAAAAAGAGTAGATAATGATGAATGGACGTATGGATATCTTGTATTTAGTGAAGATTATATCTTTGATTATTCCTCCAGAATAGATATACCTTATATAATTCCAATTGATAATTTTAATTTAAAAGATTATAGAGAGTTTCGAGTAGATGAAAGTACTATAGGTCAATACACTGGTTTAAAAGACAAAAACGGTATAGAAATTTATGAAGGAGATGTTTTGAATAATACAGCCGTTAATTTTAAGTTTATAGTGAAATTTGAAAACACTAAATATATATTACAAAAATTAGAATATCCTGATGATGCATTAGATATGAATGATTATTTTCATAGAATACCGACTATGTTTGAAGTAATAGGAAATATATATGATAAAGGAGAATAGATAATATGAGAATAATAAATAATACTGATTTATCTTATTCAACAATAGGTTTAATAATTGATAACATACAAGATAAAGCAAAGGGAAGCACTAATTATTATGGTAAAGTTGAATTGTGCGAAGTGGAAGTAGCATTGAAAAAGATTAGAGTACAAATCAGGTATTTAAAAAGATATGTAGAATGGAGGTTTGATTATGAATAAAGAAATAACAATTTATGAGCTATTGGGTTTAATAAAAGATGATAAAGCACCTAAAAAGATAAAATATGAATATTTAGTATACGAATTAACGTTTGAAAGAAATGATTATTATTGTAAACAAGAAATGCGTTGGTTTACAAGCGAAATAAATAGTTTAGGTGTATTAAATAACAAAGTAGAAATACTAGAAGAAGATAAAGATATAGAATTATTAGATGTTGCTTTATTAAGCCAAAGTGATAATTGGTTGTGGTGTCCGTCTAAAGATGATTTTGCAAAAGATATAGAGTTAAATTCATATATAATCAGTAATATAAGAGAAAATACCTTAAATTTTCAAAGAAAATTAAACGAAGTAATAAAAGAAGTAAATAAATTAAGAAAGGAAAATAATAATGGATAAAATAATGGATTTATTTAACACACCACAAGCAGAATTAACTTATATGGATCAACTAACTATGGCTTTGGTGTGGGCTATACCATTAATAATAATTATGGTAATTATTTATTTTATAGGAGAAAAGAGGAATAAATGAAATATAGACTATATGTGTCTGGAACAAATGGTTTTACTGATTTAGGCACTTATGAACCAGACGAGGCAATATTCTGCTTAGACTGGCTTTTGCTAGAACAAAAGACTAAAGAAAAAGTGATGGCTGTAGAAGTTAATGAAGAAGATAACATAGAATTTCCTGCATTACTATATTTAGGAAATTTAGCAGATTATGAGGACTTTAAAAGGTATATAAATAATCAAGATGAAGTTAGAATTACTAAACAGTTTAGGAAGAGGAGATGGTAGTAATGAGTGAACTAGAAGATATTTTAAATTATTTAGAAACAACTTCTTTAGAACCACATGATGATTATATTAGTGAATTTTCTTACAAAGACCAAAAGATTTTATGGAAATATATAAAAGACTTACAAAAAGAAAATAAGGAACTATCTCATATTGTCGCTAACAAAGTAATCACAGACTATGACATTGATACACCTTTAAAGAAAGAACTTAGTGATGCAAATCTTAAAATTGTTTCTTTAGAAGACGCACTACATTGCTATAAACAGGAAAAGGAAGATTTGATAGAGTGGTTAGAAGATAAAATAAATGAATTAATAGATGCAGTTAATTATTTGCTCGACACACACAATAAAGGTTGATAGCAGTCATAATATGATACGAAATACTCAGTTATATATTTGGAGGTGCTAGTGTGACATTAAAAAAAGCTAACTTTGAAGTAGAAAAATTAACAAATGAACTAAAAAGATTACTTCGAGAAAAAGAAATATTAGAAACAATGATTTTGCCTAAATCAATTAATCTTGATAAAATAGTAGTAGATGGAGGTAGTCCTGTTAATCTAATAGAAAAATATGCAGAACTAACTGAACTTGAAAAATGGAAAGATTTAGACAAAAAAATAGTAGAGACTCAAGATAAAATTAAAAATAACAGGGACTGGATAGATGAAGAACTTAAAATATTAGAAAAATATGATAAAGTAGAACAATTAATTGTTTACTATAAAGAAATTGCTACTAAAAACTATACCTGGAGAGATATTTCTAATTTGGTTCACTATTCAGAAAGTCAGTGTAAAAGAATTTATAAAAGATATAAAAAGAAAAGAGATATAGGAGGAATTGATTATGAATAAACTAGAAAAAATATTAAATGAAAAATTAACTGAAAATGGAGATGTTTCTTACAAAAGAACAGGCAACAATTTAACTGATTTGTTATTTATGACTGCATTTTTTGAAAAACATCTTGATGAGGCTAAAATAGGGGATAGTGAAAAAGAAAAAATATTCTCTATGTTTATAAGAGATCCTAGATTTGGACTAGGGAGACGTGATTTAGGTAGAAGATTAATGTATCAGTCTAAAGTTAGTCCAAAAAATGTTGTATTAGCTGGAAGATATGACGATTTATGGCATATACCTACTGATGAAAGCATTGATTACTTACATTCAGTATTAAATGGCTCTGAAGATAAAGAACATATAGAACTTGCAAAGAAGTGGATGCCTAGACTAACTGGTAAAGATAAAAAAATAGCAAAGGCATTATGCCAAATATGGAATATTACAGAGAAAGACTATCGTAAGTTAATTAAAACTGATAAGACTGTAGAATATAAGTTATCATATGCAGAAAAAGAAGAGGGAACACCTTTAAATGATTTATTTAAAAAAGGTAATTATAGACACCCATTAGTTGATGAAATAAACTTTGAACAAGTACCAAGTTTAGCAATGACTAAATACTTACATACATTCTCAACTAGAGAAGATATAAAAGATAGATTTGAAGAATATATTAAAGCAGTAAAAGAAGATAAAGCTAAAGTAAATACATCTACTGCTAATGTATATGATGCTTATAAAACTGCTACCAGAGGTGTATCTAATGAAGCTAGTGAAGTTGTAAGTAGTAAGATAGTAGACAATGCTACACTTGGTGTAGAAATGAATGCTATAGTAATACTAGATACATCAGGTTCAATGAATAATATTTGGGGTAGAGGTATAAGGAAAGGTTCTTTATTAGAAAAAGCTATGTCTATTGCTTATGCTTTATCTATTAAATCTAGTTATGCACCTAATCAAGTAATATCATTTAGTTCTAAGCCACAGCTTATGACAATAAAAGGAAATACTATGGAAGAAAAATATATGTCTATGTATACTGGAGACTGTTCTAATACAGACTTTAGTAAAGTGATGCAGTTATTACAAGGTTTAAATAAGTATCCCGAATATTTAATTGTTTTATCAGATATGGAGTTTGATAGTGGTTCTAACCAATCAAAAGAAGAGACAATGAAAATATTTAAACAATATGGTGCTGAAACAAAGATAATCTGGTGGAATTTAAACGATAGAAACAAAACAGTACCAGAATTTGACGAGTATGGAAACATCTATTTAAGTGGTTATAACTTACAGATATTAAAGCTATTAGAAAATGGTTTTGATATGACTACATACATTGATAAATTACTAGAAGAATATAAGAAAAACATTGATTATAAAGGTTAAATTTGATATAATAAATACATAGAAAGAAAGACACATTACAGCAACTAAAAAAGCAGGTTTGTAAATGTATTGAAAGGTCAATAAACTACAATCGGTTCGATTCCGAAAAAAAAGTGTCTTGTTAACTCTTGTTATTAAATATAAAAGGTCTTACAGCAAATATTGAGGTGAAACCTCTCCAAATTGAATCTTTGGTTTTTCTGACCTTTGTTAAGTGTATTAGGTTTTAACCTTCTTCTAAATGCTCACACAGCAAAAATAATTAAGGATTTGTAATCCCGGTGAGATGGTTCGATTCCATCATTATCCTTGCTAAGGGTGATTAGCTCAATTGGTAGAGCACGTGAACAAAATGAGCATTGTTATTAAAGATGACACGATATGAACCGTTTTTTGTGATATATTATTATTATGAAGAATTATAAAAGTTCTTCGTACCAAATACCCTTTTTATTCTTTGAGAGCTAGAAATAGCTCTTTTTTTGTGTTAGGAGATGATGATACGGAACTACATGATTTAGCTTTATTGCTTTTATTTATTCTATTAATCGTCATACTAAGTTTTTGGCCTAATGGAGAATAATATCGCGGGAGTAGTGTAATAGTAGCATACAGGTCTCTTTAGCCTGTGGAGTGGTGCAAATCCAACTTCCGCAACCAAGAAACAATTAAGGAGGTGGTATCGAAAGGAAAGAAAGTTTAAAAGTGCTAAAGAATTTGAAGATAAATTTAAAGAATATCTTGACTATTGTGAAAAGAGAAAACGATTAGCAAATGTAGCTGGTTTTAGTGTTTATGCAGATATAAACCAAGACACTTTTTATGCTCAAAAAGAATATTATTCCGAGACTTTTAAAAAAATTAACGATATGTTAGAAGACGAAGCCTTAAATAATAAATGTTTAAATGACACTAGAATAATTTTTTATATGAAGAATAAATGTGGCTACAAAGATAAGCAAGAAATAGATACCACAACTTCAAATAGAATAGAAATTATAAATGATTTGCCAAGTGATGTAGATGAAGATAAGTAGTCAAATAGCACCATCATTTTTTAGAACATTTAATAGTCATAAAACCCATCAAATCTATAATGGTGGTCGTGGTTCAACAAAAACATCTATGATTAGTCTAAAGATAGTTTATAACTGTCTAAACGAGAATAACTGTTCCGTGGTTGTTTTGAGAAAACATCAAAATCAGTTAAGAAAATCCGTTTATAAAGAAATCAAAAGAGCATGTACTAGATTAGGATTGATAGAAAACACTCATTATATAAGTACCGTTTCGCCAATGGAAATTAAGTTTCCACAAAATGGCAATACAATTTATTTTGCTGGTGGAGATGATTTTGAAACAGTTAAAGGAACCATTGATGAAAATAAACTAATTAAAATAGTGTGGTTTGAAGAATTGACTGGTTGGGATAATTCAGAAGATATAGACCAAATAGTTGCTACATTTACACGTGGTAATAATGACTGGTTTATGGCTTTATATTCTTATAACCCACCTAAAAATAAATTTGCGTGGATAAATAAGTGGTGCGATTCTATGAAATTAAGGGATGACTACTTAGTTTCTGAAACAGATTACAGAACGGTACCAGAACAATGGTTAGGTAAGATGTTTATTGACGAAGCTAAGAGAATGGAAAAATTTGATAACAAACGTTATCGTTGGATTTATTTGGGTGAAGTAATAGGAATGGAAGGTCTTATTTATAATCCTCAAATGTTTGAGTACGTAGATAAGGATTATATAGAGCAAAATAAATTAAGAGTTCTTTACTTAGACTTTTCTGTGGACGGTGGTCATCAGACAAGTACTACTACTTGTGGGTGTTATGGACTAGCAAGTGATGGTTATTGGTATTTACTAGACACTTACTACTATTCACCAAATGAGAAGCCTAAAAAGAAAGCGCCTAGCGAGTTATCTAAAGACATCTTTAACTTTGAAATAGCAATGATAAAAAAGTGGAAATGTGGAGAAGACAAAGAAACTATAGATAGTGCAGAAGGGGCCTTAAGAAATCAGTTATATACTGACTATGGCAAAAGATTTCATCCAGTTAATAAAGGGAAAAATAAAGAAGAATTAATTGATTATTCACAAGCTTTTCTAGCAAAAGGAAAGTTTAGAGTATTAGATAATGACAATAATAAGATTTTCAAAAAAGAAAATGAAAATTATATGTGGAAAGAAGGAACTGTTGAAAAAGGTAAACCAGAGCCAGATAAAACAGAAAAAGAATTTGTTGGAGAGGAACCTTATTACAATAGTTGGTCAAATGATTACAGTTATTATTATGCAGATCATACACAAGACGTCTTTCAATATTGGGCAAAAGATAATTTAAATAAGTTAGGAATAAAGGAGTAGATTATGAGAAAAAAAGAATTAATAGAACTTCAAAATGCATTGATGAGAAAATTTGAAGAAAAATGCGACAAATGTATTTCTTTAGAAGAAACAATAACAAAGTTAAATGATATAAATAAAGAAATTAATTTAAAATATATGGTATTACTTGCAAAATATAATAAACTATTAAAATCCACGTTAGATAATGAAACAAAAAATATTACTTATAATGGCAAATTGTATAAAATTAATGAAGTTAATCATTATCGAAAAGCAGAAGAGGAAACTGATATGATAATAATAACTGCACATAATATTCCAGAAAAAGAGGGTTTAGTTAACTCTATGGGTAAAGTTTTTAAAGAAGCTTATGATAGCATTAATGAAACATTATTTGGAAATAAAAAGTAGGTGATTTAAAAGGAATTATATCAAGATATACAAAGTAAATTAAGCAAGAAAGGAATTAATCTTGTAGTTGGAGATATTTACGATATGATGGCTATATGGAAATCGTGGTATCGTGGCAATGTTAACGACTTTCACTACTTCACTATGAAAATGGCAGATGGAGTAGAGAAACAGTGTGAAAGACTTACGATGAACATTCCAAAGAAAGTATGCGAAGACTTTGCTAAATTGCTATGGTCAGAAAAAGTACAAATAAAGCTCGATAAGAAGAAAAACACAGAAAGACTACTAAATGTATTAGACAGTAAAGAAAACAACTTTAAGGTAAATTTTCCTGATTTTCTAGAACGTGTATTTGCATTAGGTAGTGGTGTTACCGTTGAATATAAGAAAGATAATAAAACATTAATTGATTTTATAGATGGTGATGTAGTAATTCCTTACAAATATACTAACTCATATATCAATGGGTTAATTACTGTAAGCAGATTCACAAAAGGTGTAGACTTGAAGAAAAAGTACTATACTCACATCACTTATCACGAGTTCACAGGAGATAAATACACTAAATTAAATGAATTGTATGTGTCTAAAACAGAAACGTCATTAGGAAAGGAAATTCCTTTTAATGATATGTTTTCTGATGTTTTAGAGTTTGAGGAATTTGAAACAGATAATCCTCATTTCCAAGTGTGGAAACCTGTTATCGCTAATAACTTTGATACAGACAGTCCTATGGGCATATCAATACTTGCTAATCAAATAGATAAGTTTAAAGCAATAGACACAGAATATGATAGTTTTAATAGAGAGTTTAGAACTGGTAAAAAACGTGTTTTGATTGATAGAACGGCAGTTAAAAAGAAAACAGAAGTAGATTCTGACGGGAATGTTAATTACGTAAGTTATTTTGATAATAACGATGAAGTATATGTTGCTATTGCTGGTATGGAAAATCAACCAGTCAAAGAAATAGATTTTAATTTAAGGTATCAAGAGCATATTAGTTCAATAAATGCACAGTTAAATTACATCAGTGCAGGTGTAGGTCTAGGTCAGAACTACTACAATTTCGATGGACAAGGTGTTAAGACTGCTACTGAAGTAGTTTCTGAAAACAGTGATACTTATAGGACAAAAAAACATCACGAAATTATGGTTAATGACTGTTTGTATGATTTAGTTAAAGCTATATGTGAACTTGAGGGTATTACTTACAAATCGATTAACATAGTGTTTGATGATTCAATAATTGAGGATGAAAATGCTTTGATTCAAAGAGGGTTAGAATTATATCAAAATAAAGTTATTTCACTCGAAAAATTTATGCAAAAATATTTGCATTATGAAGATAGTGAAATACAAGAAGAAATAGCAAAAATTCAAAATGAAAATAAGTTAGTTCAGCCAGAAGGTGTGGACTTTTTTGGTATGGAACAGGAAACCAAATCTCAAGAAGAAGTAGTAGAGGAGGGATAGCTTGAATTTAATAGAAATAGTACTCATAATCGTTTTACAATTCAGCTTGTTAATTAATTTTCTGTTTTTTTTCGCAATTTGGAAGTCAGAAATAAATTATGAAGATGAATCAGAAAAATGGAGTAAATCTGCTAGAAGTTTTAAAATAGTAAATTTAAAAGATAAGTAGGAGTTGATATAAATGTCTTTAAACGATTTAGAAGAACAAGTTGAAAGAATTTATATCGACATGGAAAACGAATTGCTTTTGAATATTGCCAAAAAACTGTCTGCTGGCAAGCCTATGGAAGTGGACAAATGGGACGAAGTGAATCAGCAACCGTTAGTAGGTAGTGGCGAAGTAAATGAGTGGCAATTACAAAGATTAAAAGAGCTTAATGGTTTAAACGAAGAAAATGCAAAGATAATCGCTAAATATTCAGGTAAAACAGTAGAGGAAGTAAATAACGTTTTTGATAGAGCTAGAGAAATAGGCATGACAAGAGATGAAACACTTATTCAAGAGGGAATTAAATTAGGAATACTTAATGCAATAGAACCTGATACCGAAGAGTTGCTAGTTCGAAGTATTCTATCAAATGCAGTAGAAGAAATATTAACTACATTTAATAAGCAGAATAATAGCCTTTTAGCAAGTGCTGGAGATGAGTATAGGGATATAGTTAATAAAGTATCTTCCCAAGTTCTAGCAGGTACTAAAACTACTAATAAAGCCATGCAAGAGGCAGTCAGTCAATTAGCAGAAAAAGGCTTAACTGGTTTTACTGCTAGAAATGGAGCAAGATGGAATCCAGAAGGATATACAAAGATGGTTATTCGTACTAATACACAGAATACTATAAATCGTATTCAAGATGAGAGAATCCGATCGTGTGGTGGAGATTTTATAGAAGTCAGTTCACATGTTGGAGCTAGACCTTTATGTAGCCAGGATCAAGGACAAGTATTTTCATTGAGTGGCTATTCAGGTTATATAGAAGATTTGGATGGCAATAGAATTAAAGTAAGGCGGTGGAGTTCTTCAACTTATGGAAAACCTGCTGGAATTTTTGGAATCAACTGTCGCCATTCAAGATATATGTTTGTTCCTGGACTATCTAAAAAAAGAGAGATGGACTTTACAAAAAAAGAAAATGATAAAATTTATGCAGAAAGTCAAAGGCAACGTCAATACGAAAGAACGATTCGAAATAAAAAAAGAGAAATAGCAATGCTTAAACAAACTGGAGCAGAGCCTAGTTACATTAAAAGAAAACAGAATAGTTTAAGTAATACTAGAAAAGAATACCTAGAATTTTTAGATAAAACTGGCAGAACTAGAATAACTGCTAACGAATGGGTAGGCAGTATTAAATAGTTGGCATTCGCAAGATGTAAGTCCAATATAACCTCACCTTGTAGCTACCTTTATAGGTAGCATACTGATGATATATCCTACTTGGGCGAGTGTGTTAGTCTAAAGGGTTATAACTCTTATATCGTCAGTATGGTGCTTATAAAGGCACTTTAGAACGTAGAAATGCGTTCTTTTATTATGTCCAACATAAAGACAATAAAGAATGGTTAAGTCCAACTTAATGACTTAAAAGAAGGGAGAACTTATGGAACAAGAAAATGTTCAAAATGTTACAGAAGAAAAAGTAACTGAAAATACAGAAACACAGACTGCAGAAGAAAAAGTGGAGAAGACATTCGCTACTCAAGAAGATTTTAATGAGGCTTTAAAAAAGGAAGTTGCTAGAAAGACTAGAAACTTACCAAGCAAAGAAGATTTAAAGGCTTTTAATGAGTGGAAAGAAAGTCAAAAAACAGAAGAAGATAAGAAAAATGAAATCTTACAAGAAAATGAAACTTTAAAAAAACAACTTGCTTATGCAGAAAATAAATCAGTAGTTGCAAATGCTGGTGTTGATTCTAAATTTCAAAAGTTTGTTTTGAGTGAAGTTTCTGAGATTGAGGGAGACTTTGAAGATAATTTAAAAGATTATTTAAAAGAAAATCCTCAATACTTAGTTAGTAAAGTTGAAACACCTAAAACTAACGGTGTAGCAACTAAAAAAATTAGCGAAGATGCCGATGATGGGGTAACAGCTATATTAAAAGCTAAACACCCAGATTTATTTTAGAAGGAGAGTGATTTAAAAGGCAAATGCTATTGGAACAAATGGTACTCATAAAAGACAAGAACGTTATGCAGACCAAATCGTTAAATTAATGAGACCATCTTTAAAAATTAGAAATACTTTTTCAAGGGATTATATTGGTAACCCAACTGCAGGAGCAGTAAATGTACCAGTTCGTAATACTGATGTTACTATGCGTGATTATGATATTAAAAACGGTCTAGCATTGGAGCAATCAGCAACTGATTACAAGAATATTCCTATTACAAAAAATAAAGGATTAAATGAATTAATCGATGGTTATGAAGCAGCAGCCGTTCCAGATAACTTAATGGCTCAAAGATTAGAAAGTGCTTCATATTCAAGTGCAAAAACTTTGGAAGATGATGCTATTTTAGCTTTAACTACTACTAATACCGCATCAACTCAACCTGATTGTACTAAAGAAAACGTTTATGAAAATATTGTTAAAGATATTGCTAACATTGCTAAATTAGGTGTTGATAAAAATCGTATGTATGTAGCGATTTCATATGATGTTGAAAGTATGTTACTTACTGATGAAAAATATTCAAATACTGCTTCACAGATTGGTGCAGAGTTAGCGCGTGAAGGAGTAGTTAACAAAATTAATGGTGTTAAAGTTATTACTCAAGATTTAGGAGAAAATGTTGAATACATTGTTTATGCAACCGAATGGTGCCAAGCTATTGATGAGTGGAAAGTTAATCCAGTTGTTGTTGATTTAACTACTGGTTCATCTGAATATATTGGTGCCTCAGCATTAAAAGGTCGTTTCGTTTACGAAGATGTAGTTACCGATGCTAAAGCTGTAATTGTAAAAAAAAAGTCAGTCTAACTGATAAAGTAAGTATTCCAAACGGAGAAACCGAACTTTATGGAAAAACAGTTAGTGACTTAGCTTCAAATTTAAAGGTTCAAAGTGATGGTAAAGTGACTGGTACTTTAAACTATGTAACTGGTTATACTGATTTCAGCTCGAATGAAGAAGAGCAATCAGGAAACTATTTCCCATTTAGTTTAGAAGTAACAGGTACTAATATGACATTTAAGAAAAATGGAGAAGTTTCAAAAGAAAATATTCCGTTTGAAAAAGAAAATGTTTTTAGAATCACCTCACAGACTGATAAATTTGAAGTTTTAGTAGATAACGAAAGTGTTATCACGTTTGATTTTTCAGAAACAGAATTAAAAACTGCTGCAAAATCAAGAAGTAGAAAATAGAGGAGCGATGCTATGGTTACAAAGGAAGAATACGAAGAATACTTTGGGCAATCTGCTCCTTCTAATTTTTCAAGATTAGAATTTATAAGTTTGAATACACTAAAATCTATAATTACTAAACCTGTTCCTAAAGAAAATTGCCCTTGTTATGAGGATTTTAAAAAAGCTATTTTGGAACAGACTAATTTTTATGAATTTAATTCAGACTTAATAACAGATTCTTCTTCTGGTAGTTATACATTAGGTAGCTATTCGGAAGGTGGAAACGGTACAAATGAAACATCTAATAGCATGAGTAGAGTAAGTCCTGTAGCTTATGAAATTTTATTAAATTGTGGTTTGTTACAAAGCCAATTAGGAGGTTGTTGTTTATGGTAAAATATAAAATGGGAGCAATTGTTAAAGAAGTTCCTAAAGGTTCTGAAAAATGGTACAAAATGGCTGGTTGGAAGAAATTAGAATCTAAAAAGAAAGAGGTTAAAAATGATAAAACCGATTCCGAAAAGACTGCTACCGCATAATTGCACTTATAAAGAGTATTTAGGCAATACTGGAGAGGGTGATGAGTGGGGAGTAGATACTCCACTTACTTATGTTAAAATCGAAGAAAAGACGCAGTTAAAAGTTACTTCAAACGGTCGTGAGATAGTTGGTAATGCTCGTTTATTCTATGATCTAACTAATTCTAGTGGTTTGTCTGCTAAACCTATTCAAAATAGCAAGATTATCTTTAAGGGTAGGGAATATCGAGTAGTAGATACTGATATTCTTTGTGGAGAAGAAGATAACCCTCATCATTACGAGGTAACGCTAAAATGAAAAAATTTAATAGCTTTGAGGATGCTTTCAGGTGGACTAAAAAAGTCATTGAAACTGGTTGTATTAGTGCCGAAGAAATAGTAGCAGAACAAATCTATAAAGACTCAAATGAGTTTACTTATAGAGAAACTGGAACTATGTATCAGAGCGGATCAAATAGTAATTTTAAAAACGGTCTTATCACAGAAAGAACACCTTATGTAAGACGAAGATACTTTGAAGGTGGAAAGGCTGGAGCTGGTAACAGAAACGCACAGCCTAGATGGTTTGAAAAGACTGTTGCTAAGTATAAGAAAGACTATCAAAATATGGCTAGTAAAGCTATTGATATGGTGAAGAAGGGATAATATGAATATTGAAAGTTTAATTACATTTTTAAGAAATGAAATAGAAAAAACTGGGTATAAATGTTATTCCCCAGATTTACCTCAAGAACTCGATAAAATAGTTTCTGTATCATTAGGAGAGGGAACTAATGAAAGAGCGATAAACAAAGACATTCTTTATACGAGAATACCTTTTTATTTGCTTATTAGAGGGACTTCTAAAGACTTAGAGACTAGAAGTATTGCCAATACCATTTTTAAGCAATTAGACCACCTAAAAGACGTTGAAAATGACGTTTTAAGAATAATACTAATAAGTTGTGGCACACCATTTTATGCTTTTAGAGATGAAAATCAAAGAATACATTACAATATTAATGCTAATATTCAAGTAGAATGGAAGGAGTGAGTACAAAGGCTCAATACGAAAGTTCAGTAAAACAATATAAAGTTCAATTTGATATTTCAGATGATGAAACACCTGATTATCAAGATGTTATAACTATAAGTGCTTCTTATGACCAAGGAGAAACATTAGATACATGGCAAGACCTGTATAATTTCTTATCAAATAACGTTAAGACTGGTTTAGATCCAACATGGTCTTTATCACTTAAATTTGATAAATCAAGTCCTGTAGCACAATTTATAATTGCAAAAGAATTTACTGTTGGTGCAGAAGCAACTGCTAAATGTAAGATTATTAATTTACTAAAAGGAACAACTGGTATGCAAATTGACTTCACAGCTACATTAAGCTCAATTGCTTATGAGTTAACTGCAGAAGAAGTTTTACAAGTTGATTTTGACCTTAAAGTTTACGATAATTCAACATTTAAAGAGACCGCATATACACCATCAACTGGCTAAACAATAGGGTAGGCTTCTAGTCTGCCCTTTATTTTTATATTAGAGGAGGAATTATGCTTACATTAACGAGAAAAAAATATGAAATAGAAGAACCTATTCAGGTTAAAGATGAAGAAGGTAATTTATTAGTTGATTATACTGTTAGAATTACACCAGAAGAGAAACTAAGAATAAAAAACCTTATCTTCGATGAACAAGATGTCAAAGATGGGAGAATGATGTCTAAACTTGAACAAGAAGGTAAGACTATTGAATACGAAGAATTAGAAAGTAAAGTATTAGAAAGAGCAAAGGCAAGACAAGAAGAGTTTGAACAAATTGTATTTAAAGAACAAAGAGAAATCATAAAAGCCAATGCTGGAGAGGCAATATATCTAGACTTAGTTGATATGATGTTCGATTTTTTCGCCAATGCCTTTGTAGAAAAGAGAATATCACAAATGAATACTTTAACTACAAACCTTCGCAAGATTACAAACAAATAAATCTACTTAAAATAGATGATAGAAATTATTATTTAAACATAACTTTCAAAACGATGCTTAAAGTTTTTGAATTGATGAAAATTGGTAGCATAGAAGATGTTCGAGAGTCTTGTAGACTTTTAGGGATTAATGATTTATCAGATAGCGATGCTCAATTTATTTTAGATGAAGTTACAAAGTATGTATTCGATACTAAAAATAGTAAATCTGGAAAGAAAACTTTTGATTTAAATCTAGATTATAAATACTATTTTGTAGACTTTCTTAGATTAGGAATAAACCTTAATAAAGATGATATTTCTTGGTGGGAATTTGACTCTATTTTAGAGGGCATATTCTTAGACGAAAACTCAACTTTATCTAAGATGATGAGTTATAGACTATATGAGAAACCACCTAAAAATCCTAAACAGCAAGAGTTAAACGAACACAAGTTTAGAATGAAGATGAAAGCAAAATATACTTTACCAAATGAAGAGGCTTCAAATGACGCATTAGGAAAGTTATGGACTTATTTAGAAAAGAAAGCAGGTGGGAGTAAAGAATGATTACTTAAAACTTGATATTCAGAGATTTGCAGATGGAGAGATAACTTATAAAGTAACTCTTGATAGTGATGGTGCTATTAAGAGTATGGAAAAAATAGAAAAGACAGCTGACAAGACTTCAAAAAAAGCTGATGAATTAGCAAACAAGTTTAAAAGTATTGGTACGAAAATGACAGTTGGTTTAACTGTACCAATAACTGCTTTTGGAACTTATGCGGTTAAAATGGCTAGTGATTTAAATGAAGTCCAAAACGTAGTAGATACTACTTTCGAAAATAGCTCTGAAACAATTAATAAATTTGCTAAAAGTGCAGCAGAACAATTTGGTATCAGTGAATTATCAGCTAAACAATTTACTGGAACGATGGGAGCTATGCTTAAGTCTATGGGGCTTGGGAATAAAGACATTACTGATATGTCTATAGCATTGTCCGGCTTAGCCGGGGATATGGCATCTTTTTATAATCTCGATCCTGAAGAAGCCTTTGAAAAATTAAGGTCTGGTATATCTGGAGAAACGGAACCTTTAAAACAGCTAGGTATTAACATGTCTGTGGTAAACTTAGAAGCCTTTGCTATGAGCAAGGGTATAACTAAATCTTATGATAGTATGACACAAGCAGAACAAGCGACATTAAGATACCAATATATTATGGAAACAACAGCAGATGCACAAGGTGATTATAGTAAAACAGCCGATAGTACAGCTAATAAAACAAGAACAACCATGTTGCAATTTCAAACATTGTCTGCCGAATTGGGACAACAGTTACTGCCTATCGTTAATGATGTTTTAGGAGCATTACAAAGTGTTATTAAATGGTTTAATAATTTAGATGCTTCAGGTAAAAGAGTAGTACTTATACTAGGCGGTATAGCATTGGCAATAGGTCCTGTGGCTACTGCAATTGGTGGTCTTATAACTATAGGAACGGGGATTTCTAAAATTACGGAAGCAATGAAAAAATGGGAAGTTGTGACTAAATTACAAGCAGTCGCAACAAAAGCAATGACAATAGCACAAGGTGCATTAAATGCAGTTATGAACATGAATCCAATTAGCTTAATAGTTATTGCTATCGTAGCTCTAATCGCTATCATAGTTGTTCTATGGAATAAATGTGAGTGGTTTAGAGAAGGTGTAATGACCGTTATAAATGCCATATGGGGAGCTATACAGTCAGTAGGCTCTTTTATTATGGGTGTGTTCCAGAACGTATTTAACTTTGTTTCTGGAATATTTACAAATCTATGGAACGTTATTCAAACAGTAGTAAATACGATAGTATCTATCTTCTCAACAGCTTGGAACACTATCAAAAGTGTTGCTACTACTGTATGGAATGGTATCTTAGGTTTATTCAGTGCTGGAGGTAAGATTTTTACAGGTGTTGTTGAAGGTATAGCAGGAGTATTTAAAACAATCGTAAATGCAATAATAAAGGGTATTAATAAAGTAATACGAATTCCATTCGATACAGTAAACGGAATATTAAATTTTATTAGAAACATTGATATTTTAGGTGTAGCACCTTTTAAAGGATTATGGAAGCAAAATCCTTTACCAGTTCCACAAATACCAACATTAAACGTAGGTACTAACTATATAGCAAGAGAGGGATTAGCTTACTTACACCAAGGAGAAGCAGTTGTACCTAAGAAATATAATCCTGCTATTGGTGGTTATGGTAATAATTACCAGCCTAATATAACAATAATTGCAGATATGGACGTTAATAAGTTCGGTAAAGCATTCGTAAGAGACATCAAGACTTTTAGTGGTGGAGCTAAAAATGCTTATAACTATGGTGGTGGTAAATAATGTTTCAGATTTTTATTGATGATGAAGAAGTTGTTTGTGATTCTAACTTTACTATTAAAGAAGAGTTTATGAACCCTAGCTCCATAGAATTAAACCGTGTTTTTCCTAAAAGTTGGAAAGGCACTAATAAGTTATTAGAAGAGTATTATTTCCCAGAAGATTACTCTAAATGCAAAATTTTAAAAGATGGAGAGTTGTATTTTGCTGGTATTGTAAAGAACACTGCAGATATGGAATTAAATCCTTATAAACCACATTACTGTAGTGTCCAAATACTTGACCCTAGTACTTTATTAAGTGAGGGAACTACTCTTGATTATGTTATTGCAGATAAGACAGTAAGAGAGGCTATTACACAAGTGATAAGCAGTATCTCTGACTATGGTTTTGTCGAAGGTAATATAAATATACCTGATAACGAAAATTCAGTCATAGGAGCCTATTCTACACTTGATAAAGCTCCTTATGATGTATTCCAGTACCTATCACAAATAAGTGGTACTCGGTGGGGTACTCACATGGTTGATGAGAATACTACTGCAATTGATTTTTATAGTCCTGAACTTTTAGATAATTTAGGAACTATAGAGGTTACTAAAGAATATTGTACAGCTAATAAGATAGAGGATCTTACTTACGATTATTCAACTACTGATTATCGTAATAAGCAAATTATAACTTCAGACCAAGTATTTGCTAATATTTCCACTACTAATACAGTAATTGCAAATGGTTATGACACTTCATTTGTGTTAGAGCAGTTGATAGGTAAGATTAATTCAATTGAAGTAGATGGTGTATCAAAAACTTTTGCTACTAAAGATGAAAAGGAAATCGGTATAACAGCCGATTTTTATTATGAAGTAGCAAGTAATCAGTTAGATTCTAACGATACTTATTCTGCAGGCTCTGAGATAGTTGTTAACTATACTGCTATAGTTCAAGGTAGAGAAATCACTTACAACACTCCAGAAATTCAAAGAATTCAGAATAATTTAGGAAGAAATGGTACTATTTCACGTTATGAAAATAGAACTGATGTAACTAGTTCAAGCGAACTTCAGTCAGTTGGTAAAACCTATATTAAGTATAACGGTAATGCAGAATTAACTATAAACATTACTGCTAGTACTGATTTCCTTAAATTAGGTGGCAAGTATCAGTTTAGTTCTCCTGTTACACACATAAATGGAGAGTATTTAGTTAAAACAAAAAATACTAATGTTCTTCAAGTTGGCGATTTTATTCAAACAAGATATGAGTATGAGTTAAGCAATAACTTTGATACAGAAAATGAGCTTAACTATTTCGATAATCAAAGAGCTAAAGCTAATGGTAACATATCACAAGGCGAGTACATAGCTCGTAACGTAGACATCGAAAATACAGCTAATATCATATTTAGTAACTTGCAAATAACAGAGCTAGAAATAACTGGAGATAATACACTAGAAGCAGGCTTAGAAATGCCTTTAGTAAGTTAGGAGGGTAACTATGACAGATGAATTTAAACAAACTTTATTTGACTATTTAATAGGCAAATTACCTAACGAAAAAGGTACTACTGAGGAGATATTTAAGTCTATTGACGAAATTCCTAGAAGTGAGTGGGCAGAGTTTATTCCATCAAGTTGGAACAACTTCAGATATGAGGGATTAATTGAAGTAGCAGATAGTGAATTATTAGTTCTTTATGGTGGCTATAAAGCAACAGATAATGAAGTTAGAGGAATAATAACTATTTTAAATAATAGCTTTATACCCATAAAAACATTTTACCAATACGATAGTGGTACTTATTTAAGATATATACAATGTATGATACAAGAGGAAGATGGTACCTTTTCTTTAATAGATTGTCCTGATTTCCCGACAGATGAAAACTGGTCTTTTACTACAAGCCAAAAAAGGTTTATCATGCTTAATAATTTCACACAAAAAATTAATAACGATTACATGCTTACATTGCAAAGAAGTTATATAATGCCATCCGATTATTTTAATTTTTATTGTAAAAAGATGTATAAGGACGTTAACTCTTCTCATTATGTAATGGTTGGCACTTATTTAAAAGACCAAAATAGCCCTGATTATGATGGAATTAGAATAATAGAACTGAAAGTTAATGTTAGTAGTGAAAATGAATGGAATAAGTATGATGATGATGGTAGTGGATGGTTTTTAGGAGATGCTTATGTAGAATTTGATAACGACAATTTTTTCTGTGAAGTTTTATTAACTAGAAATTCATTCTCAAACAGAAATGTCAGTTTATGGATAAAAGACTTTAAACAAGCATCTTTTAGCTTAAAAACAATAGGAACAGTTAATTATTACGCGGTAATAGATTCTATATATTATAATAACCAATCAGTTTTTCTTAATAAAAATGAGCTTTATTTTGTTTTAAACAATCAGCAATGGGGAAGATCTGGGCGACTTGAA